TTACTCATAACATCAGATACAATTAGAGACGTATGGGAATGCAGTTATGGTGACAAATTAGTTGGGATGACAACTACATCTTTATATGGTACTTTCTCACAATATAATAGATTACCAACATTTAAAAAGATGGGAAAAACATCTGGTAAAATGCCAATTAAATTGCCAAGACCTGTAGTTAAAAGATGGGAAGAATATTTTGGTGAAAAGAGTAAAGATAGATTGGGTGCATTTGGTAAGATATATAGAACTTGTGGGTTAAAGACAAGTGAATTTGAACATGGAATACAAAGAGGAATTTATTGGTGCCCATTCTATGAAAATACAAATGATTTTTTATGTGGAGATATTGAAAAAAGCTCTTTGATTTTACAGGAAAAATTCGTATATTATAATCAATACATAATGGATTGGTGGAAACCAAAAGCAGAAAAAAGATTTAATAAACTAAAATCTGATAAAAGAGAAATATCAGAATTACATTTTTGGGATAAACTATTTGGGTTATCCTATGAAGAAGCAAAACAAAAGTATATAGGGGAAGTTGGTAGATAACATGTGGTCAATAGAAAAAACAAAAGAGTGGAAAGATATAGGTAGTAAAGGTAAAGTTGAAAAAAGAAAATCAATGACACCTAAAGAGAAGTTCTTAAAATTTCCAAAACAAAAAGGCAAGAAAAATGATTAATCAAGAACAAATGGATAATAATTGGAATGAATTAATGTCTATTATTGACAAGCATTTTGAAGGTGATCAAAAAGATAATATTCTAAAGTTACATAGTGATTTCGAAGATGAATATAAAACAGCACCTGCATCAGGTAGACCAAATTATCATAATTGTTTTAAGGGTGGGTATTTAGATCATGTATTACATGTGATAAATAATTCGTTAAAGATTAAAAAACAATATGAAGAAAATGGTGTGAAAGTAATACATTCAGATTCAGATGTTGTATTAGCTGCAATGTTTCATGATTTAGGTAAATTGGGTAATGGTAGAGAAAAGTATTATATTTATCAAACTGATGATTGGAGAAGAAATAAACTTAATGAATGGTACACTCAAAATAAAACAATGGAATATATGACAGTTCATGATAGAGCATTATTTCTATTATCAAAATACAATGTTGATGTGAATGAACATGTATATAAAGCTATAATATGTGCAGATGGGTTGTTTGATAAAGCAGCTGAAGAATACTTCAGAGCTTATGTTGACACAAGACATATTCTTTCTTCAATAGTACATTTTGGTGATTGGTTATCAACTATATCTGAAAAACAGAATTGGATGCAAGGCGAGGAAGTTGAGAAGGAAGAAGAGGAAATACAGGTGAAAGTAGATAAAGAACAAGTTGATAATATGAAAAAAACATTTGATGAGTTATTTTCGTGATGTGGTTTTTTGTTATATTATTGATTTTATATGGAACATTTATTTCCATTGCATTGTTCCATGCATTAAAAAGAATAAATCAGTATGAAAATTATTTAATAGAATTTCAGCAGATTATTTCATTTTCAACTGAAAAGATGAAATCTGTAGATTCATCGGGTCATTATGAATCTGATGATGAAACAGGTTTCTTTTTTGAACAATTAAAACAAATACAAACATTGTTAAATGAAATATTTGAAATAGAGGAAGATACCGATGGGAAGAAAACGAAAAAGTAAAATTTATTTTGGGCAAGAAGTACAAAATGCCATAATAGATTATAATAATTCTGAAAATGATTCAATTAGAAATAAAATTTATCAAGAAAGAATACATAAAGCTTTTGATAAACTAGCAGAGAATATAATCAACACATTTAAGTTTAGTTATTTTGATTATGGTTTTAATGATATAAAACATGAAGTTGTTGCATTTATGATAATGAATATTCATAAATATGATCATACAAAAGGTTCTAAAGCGTTTAGTTATTTTTCAGTTGTTGCGAAGAATTATTTGATATTACATAATAATAATAATTATAAAAAATACAAAACGCATGATGATATAAATTTACATTCTGATACTATTATACATGATGATAAAGAAAAAATAAATCATCTTACGGATTTATTGACAGAGGTTGTTAGATATTTTGAATTTAAAATCCCATCATTATTTAATAAAGATAAAGATAGAAAAATAGCATATGCTGTACTTGAATTGATTTCAAATAGAAATGATATAGAAAACTTCAATAAAAAATTTCTATATATTTTAATTAGGGAAATGACCGACGCCAAAACATCAGAAATAACTAAAGTATCCAATGTATTTAGAAAACATTATCCTAAATTATTAAATAGATTTGAGAGGGAAGGTATGTTATTAGATACCAATGAAATTCATCCTTTTTTCTAAGTTATATTTTATAGATTAATGATAAAATAAAACCCTCAATATAAATGAGGGTTTTTTGTTTTGATCTATTTCTATAAGTTTTATATTTATATATGAATAAAACTATGGAGATAATATATGAGTGATATAATTTTTGGGAATAAAACATTTCAAGATTTAACTAAAGATATTTATAACAATGCTTCTGAAAAGAAAACTCAAATTCAAACTCTTATAAAAGAAATGAATAAAATGATAACATCAATTGATGATGTTGTTTTATTAGCACCAATTATAAAAGAATATTTAGAAGTATCTGTTAAAAATGATGAACATCTTGTTAAGTTGGCTAGTGTATTACAACGTATATTTTCTAAATCAAAATCAGCTGATGATGATGGTTCTTTCTTATCCGAAAAAGAAAAAGAAGAATTGATGATAACATTGAAGGATACTGTAAATGATTTACAAACTGAAAGTGATAGATTGGAAGAAATAAAAACTAAATCGATTGGTAGTTAATTATGGGTTGGTTTGATTATATATCACCTCTATCTGAAGCTACAAAACAGGAAGGTATTAGAGTTGATTTCAATAAACCAGTACATTTACAATTTGTACCTGGAGAAGTTATTGATGTTGTATATACATCTGGTATAAATGGAAATGATAAATCTGATGCTTACACTTCACCCAGAGATATTAATGCTATATTAGCTAGGCCACATACATCAGATGCTATTGAATTTAAAGCTTTGGTTAGGCAAAAATATTATCCTTTATTGAGGGGTATTGTTGATACACCTATGCCAGGTGACCAAGTTTTATTATGTGAATTTGGTGGTGAAAATTATTATATTGGACCTGTAAATACTATAAATAGTCCTAATTGGAATGTAAATCATTTAGTTACAGAAGATCCTAAATATAGTTCATGGGATAATAATCCTGTAAATGAAATGGATAGATTGGGATTACAACAAACATTTCAATTATCATCTATACCTAGAATGCAGAAAAGATATATTAAAAAATTAGATGATCCATTGGGTAATATAGAGCAAAATGAAACTCATGGTGATATGCTTTTTGAAGGTAGACATGGTAATAGTATTAGAATTGGAAGTAGATTTGTAAACCCGAATATAACTATATCAAATGGTAGAGATTCAAATCATACAATGGAATCTATTTTTGATGGATCTTTGATAACTATGTTATCCGGTGGTAGTTTATTAGAAAATTTCCCATCTGAAATTGAATTTAATTTGGGATCTGAACATCCTGATTTAGAAAATAAAAGAACAATTTGTGGTGGTAATGATGGGGATCAAATAACTTTTAATAAAAATTATGGTACTATTGATGATTTACCTATTTTTAAAAATCAGATATATATAAGTAGTGATAGAATTACTTTGAATGCTAAGGATAATAATATTACAATATCTGCTAAAAATAATATAGATTTAGGATCTGGTAATAATATGACAATAAATACTAAAGAAAAATTAGTAATGGAATCCAGAAATATATTTTTTGGGAAGAAGTCTACGGATAAAAAAGAACCTATTGTATTGGGTGAGGAATTAAGAAAAATTTTATTAGAAATGGCATCTGTATTTGAATTAATAAAAACAACAGGTACTATAGGTGGTATATCAGGACCATTGACACCTGATGGTATGTCAAAAGTTGCAAAAATAAAAAGTGCACTTAGTGTACCACAGGCTTCTAAATTTCAAAGTAAACATCATTACATAGAAAATAATGATCAAAAACAATAAGTAGGAGGAATGTGATATGAAATCACAGAAGTTACAATTATTTATAAGAAAAATAGTAAGAGAAGAAGTAGCGATGGCTATTAATGAGGTTATTACCGAATTGAAACAACCATCACTATCATCGGATCATCCAAAAAAACAAGTAAAAAAACGAATGGTTGAGAAAAAACATTATTCATCAAATTCTGTATTGAATGATATAATGAATGAAACAGCAAAAACATCTGTATTAGAAGAGAGTGGTAATCCTCTTACTAAAATGAATAGTGTGATGCAATCATCTTATGGTGATATGATGAATACATCTGTGGATACAGAAGCTGCAGCTGGTATAGGTGTGGATTTAAATAAAGTTGATTCTAATGCTATGGATTTTATGAATAGAGATTATAGTGCGGTATTAAAAAAATCTTATGAGAAATCAGGAAAAAGATAGTGAGTTTAGAAGATGATATATATAAAGCTTTCAAAGAATCTATGGGTGAGGATAATGATAATGTTAAAACTAAATTAGCACCTAAATTAGCCGATGCAATTAAAAATTTTATGTTGGAACAAGAACATACTATAACTAAAGCTCAATTGGTATCTGATTTAGAAGAAATAAAAACAGCTACTTCTTTTGAAGCTGATGTGAAAGAATCTACATTAATGGGCCCATATTCACCTATAATTGAACTATTCAAATCGTTTATAGGTATGTTGGAACCATTAAATGATAAGTTAAAAGATTTTTCAGGAGGAGTTGTTACTATACCAGGTATAGATCCTGTAATAGCTACTGTTAATTTATTAGAAGAACAAATAATGAATCAAGTTAAAGAAGTAGCAGGTGGTGGTGTTACAATAAGACCACTTGATTTACGGAAAGATGGTAAGGGACAAGGTGGTACATTGACAGCTACCGGATATACATATGTTGGTGATGATCCAAGATATGGTAAATCTGAATTTAATGATGTATTTGGTGATAATACAATTGAATTATTACAAACAAGTGAAGGTGAATCCAAGGAGTAATAGATGGCTATATTAGATACAAATAAAAGACCATTAGTAAATGATAGAGATGAATTAGTTTTTATAGGTATAGATTTACCTTTTAGAAAATCTGATGGTGTTGAAGGCTATTTTGCTTCTACTAATTATACTTTAGATGCAGTTAAAAATAATATTAAATTATTTTGTAAAACTAAAAAAGGTGAAAGGTTAATGCAACCAAGTTTAGGTACTAGTTTACATAAATATTTATTTGAACAATTCACAGATGAAACTCGGATGTCTATAGAAAATGATATAATAAATGATTTTAATGTATGGTTTCCGTTTGTTACGGTTAGAGATATTCGGATATCATTTGACAGTGATGCTGATTATGATGTTGGGAGAAATAAAATAAATATTTATATAGAATTTAATTTGAATTCTGATCCTAGAACTACTGAATCAGTACAAATTGATATTGGAGATTAATAATGCCGTATTCGGAAAAAGATCATAAAGTAACTAATGTTAATTATTTAAATAAAGATTTTTCATCTCTGAAAAATTCTTTGATGGAGCATGCAAAAACTTATTTCCCAAATACATATCGTGATTTTAATGAAACTTCACCTGGTATGATGTTGATTGAAATGTCTGCTTATGTTGGTGATGTTTTAAGTTACTATATAGATCAACAATATAAGGAGATGATGTTACCTCTGGCCGAAGAAAGACGGAATGTTATTAATATGGCAAATATGCTAGGTTATAAGGTAAAGGCTATAACACCATCATATGTTGATTTAAAATTTTCACAAATAGTCGCATCATCAGGTGATGTAAATCATAAAACAATAGATATGACTGAAACTGTTATTATACCAAAAGGAACTAGAGTTACATCAACAAATGATACATCTATATTTTTTGAAACATTGGATGTTGTTGATTTTACAATAACAGGTTCAGCTGCTATTAGTCAAAATACATTTGATTCCAATGGTATAGTAGATACTTGGAAAATATCAAAAAATATAAAAGCCATATCTGGTGAAACCAAAACAAAAACATTTAAAATAGGTAGTCCTTCAAAATTTATGAAGTTAAATATTACTGATACTAATGTTATAGATATAATAGATATTTTTGATCAAGGTGGCAATAGATGGTATGAGGTTAATTATTTAGCACAAGATAAAGTACCATTGGAAACATATTATACAGCAAGTATTCGTACAACATCTTATGGTGGTAATATCGCTGGTGTAAGTAGTATAGTAGATGATGTATCAGTACCATATTCATTAGAATATAGAAAAACATCCAAAAGATTTATAACTGAATTGAATGATGATAATACAACATCTTTAGTATTTGGTAATGGTGTATTACGAAGTGGGCAAATAGAAGGTAGTGAATTATATCAATTAGAACAAGTTGGTGTTACATTACCAGGATCAACAACAGAAATAACAGATGCAGTAGATCCATTTGCTGGTGATTATCAATCAACATTAGGTGAATCACCTAATAATACCACATTGACTGTTAGGTATAGAGTTGGTGGTGGGATGGCATCAAATGTATCGGCAAATGATTTAACTACACATAATTATACTGGTACTGATAGTGGTGATGTAAGTGTAACAAATGAATTTCCGGCAAGAGGTGGTTCAAATGGTGAAACTATAGAAGAGATAAGACATAACTCAAGAGCATTTTTTGCATCACAAACCAGATGTGTTACTAAAGAAGATTTTGAAGCTAGAAGTCTGGCAATGCCAGCAAAGTTTGGTAAAATAGCAAAGATATTTGTTGATAGATCGGCATTAGCTAGTGTAATTGAAACTGATTTGAGTTTTAGTCAAGCTGATATAGATAAGATGATAAATGTACTTGGTTTTATACAGGGTGATACAGGAGCTGTTTCAGATTTACTTACACAATATGAAGCTAATGCAAATTTACCAGATGGTGCAACTACATATGGTGATTTGGAATTTTTCTGGAATTTACTGGATTTGGATCAATCTGGAGATCCTGGGGCTAGCGATTTAACTGAAATAATAGGACTTAAATCAAAATTGCAAACTTTAAAAGAACAATTTGCAACTGGTGGATCATTATTTAATGCACAACAAGGTAATGTTCAAATACATATATTAGGATACAATGACAGTAAAAATTTAGTTGAAGTGAAATCCTCAAATCAATTATGGATTAATCTAAAAAGTTATTTAGAAAATTATAGAATGATAACAGATGATATACAATTGTTAACTGGTAAAGTTGTTAATTTTGGAGTAGGGTTTAGTGTAGTTGCACATAGAACTTCAAATAAATCTGATGTTAAATTAAGATGTATAAATACAATTATTAATTATTTTAACATAGATAAATTACAATTTAGACAACCATTATATTTAAGTGATTTAGAATATGAGTTACTGGGGTTAGAAGGTGTTAGAGCTGTTGAGTGGGTAGAATTAACACAAAATTTTGGTGGTAATAATATGTTTAATCAGAATTTATCTGATGCATCAAAACCATTATATTACTACAGATATGATGAAGAAAATCAAAATATAGCTCAAGATGGAACTGCTGGTTATGGTTGGAAATATGATTTTAAATCATTCTTTAGTGGCACTTCTTATGGTGGTGGTAATACAGTTTTTCCATCTACAACACCATCTGTTTTTGAATTAAAAAATCCATATGAAAATGTGAAAGGAATTGTGAAATAATGCATCATTTTATTTACGCTACAAAAGATTCCTGGATATCAAGTGGTTCAAATGCTGACACTACTGGTATATCAGAAAAAGATCAAAACTATGGTCAAGATCCTATTCTTGAACTTAAAAAGAATTTCTTTAATCAGAGTTTCGATTATCAAACCCGGGTATTAGTACATTTTAATTTAACAGAGGTTTCACAATCTGTATCACAGGGTAAAATTACAAGTCCAAGATATTATCTAAGATTATATGAAGCTGAAGGTGTGAAAGAATTATCTTCAGATTATACATTAGAAGCGTTTCCAATATCTGAATCTTGGGATGAAGGTACTGGTAAATTTGGTGATAATCCTAAAACAACTAATGGTGTGAGTTGGGAAAATAGAAATAATTATCCAGGTATGTCTGCTGTAACATGGAGTAATTCAGATGATGGTGCAAGTTACAGTGAATTTAGTGGTTTGGGTGTAACATATTATGATACAGGTAGTGGTGGTAATCCAACTAACGCTAGTCAATCATTTTCATATGAATCACCTGATGTTAATATGGATGTTACTGATATAGTTAATCATTGGTTTGAAAGTGCGTCTGTAACTAATCATGGATTTTATTAAAATTTTCTGGTAGCCAAGAAACGGATAATCAAACTTTTGGCCACTTTAAATTTTTCTCCGCTCAAACACATACAATATATCCACCGAAATTGGAAGTGAGGTGGGATGACCATGTGGCGTGTACTGGTAATAATACGGGTAGTTTAACGGAATTAACATCAAGTGGTGAAGCTGATAATTATTTATATATGAAAGGTTTAAAGAAATATTATAAAGAAACTGAAAAAGTTAAATTTAGAGTTGGTGCTAGAAAAAGATATATACAACGAAGATTTAACACATCCGTACAGACGATAACAGGTTCTTATATCCCAGAAGGTAGTGGTTCATACTCTATAATAGATATAGCCACAGGTGAAACTATAGTTCCATTTTCTGATTATACAAAATTAAGTTGTGATTCAACATCACTTTATTTTATACAATGGTTAAATGGATTTTCACCTGATAGGGTTTATAAAATATTATATAAAGTAAAATATGATGATGGGCAAGAACAAATATTTGATGACAATTTTGAATTTATAGTAAAAAGGTAGGGTTATATGGCTACACTACAACAAGTAAGAGAAGATTTAGTAGATAAAATATTAAAGATAACAGTTGCAAAATCAGGCATAGATGTATCTCAATATAGAAGAACTATATCAAGTGGACAAATTTCTGTACCAAGCACTGAATCGGCTGGGATGTACAATCAAACATCTCCTGAAGTTATATACCAAGAAGATTATCAAACATCACAATTACAATTCGATACTACAATTAATTATGTTGTTAATAATTGCTTATCAAATGGTACTGATTATACTATTGTTGATTATAGTCAATTATCTTATGTAAAAGCTGATGGGAAATCAAGGAATTTTAGAGATGATCAACCATGGCAAAGTGATTATATTGATTTTAGTGGTATTGGTGGTGCTGATGAAAATAAAACAGCTTGTTCTGCTGATTATTTATATGTACCTGAAATAGTACCATTTTTAAGTCAATTTTTTACATTCGAAGAAACTCAAACTGATATAAACACAGATGTAGCTCGTGATATATTAGATACAAATATATTTGAACTTTTACCTGGGAATCTTACAAGACAACAAGAGATAGATAACTTTTTCAAAGAGTATAATAGGTTAAAAGGAGCAATCCCATTTTTTGGTGATATACCAATTCCCGATCAAGGTGATCCAACAGAGGGGGATGGTTTACTTGATGCGTTGGCTTATGATCCTGAAGGATCTACAGATCCAGTTGATTATATACCATATGATCCTCAACATGATATTGTTGAATTTACTAATCCATATGAAGGATTTATAACTAGATTGGATGAAAATGTACCTATGGGTAACACGAATCAAAATAAAACATTGGAATGGTTATATGAAGATGTGAAATTATTTTTGGATGATAAATTACAAGAAGAAGGTGAAGAGTTTGAAGATGTAAGACCAACTTATCAAAACAAATCATCTGGTTATCTTAAAATAAGAAATTTAAATCAATCGATTATTATTAGAAATGGTGAAAGTGAAAATATTGGCATGGAAAATTGGGAAACAGATGGTTTCACAATAACTATGTGGGTTAGATTTAAAGATAGAGTAGGTAGTGGTACATTATTTAATTATGGTAATCCACTTCGTGGTAAAGATCCTGTTGGATTTAAATTGGAAACATTTGTTGTAAATAAAAATGATCCAATTAGTACTGCATGGCCAACATATGGTGATTATGTTACAGATCAAAATGTATGGACACAAGATTCAGGTTCACCATTTTTTAGTGACAATGATTATGAACGATTTGTTAGATTAGTTGTAAAAGAAACTGATGAGAATGAAACATTACGAGATTCACATGTGGGTATATCTTATGATAGTGGTAGAGTTAGAACAGAAGTATCTCCTGTTGATATCGCAGGCTGGGCAACATCTGGATTAACTGAAAGTAATCGTTTAGCCGGTATGTTAACATATACAAGAATCCCAATAGATTTTGATGAGTGGTATTTTATTGTAGCCAGTTATGATCCAACTATAGATGAGGATGGTTCTTTTGCTTTAGCTACAGATGATTGCCCAACAACAACAATTTTTCATCAAAATCATAATACTATAGAATGTTCAAGAAACCCTGATTATTGGAGAGGAAATATAGATCCCATAAATAGTTATACACCAACTTATCGTTCTGGATATGGAGCAAGGTGTAAAGTAGAAGTTATATCAAAAACACAGCTTATTACAGCTCGTGGTTTCAAAATGGAGGACTAGTAAATGCCTAATTTTGAATATCTTGATTCTAATTGTGGAGATGGGCCTATAGGACAACCTGGCGGTAGTTTGTTTGGACGTGCAGATAGTATAGTTAATATGCATGTACTTGGTGGGTTGAAACCAGAACAATATTTTAATACTAATGAAATTTATACTTCTTTAATTAAAGACTGGAGTGCGTGGGCATCTATTCAATGGACTGGTGGTAATCATTGTAATGCCGAGGAAAATGATTCGATTTGGGATCACGACTGTCTTGAATCGACTTGGCATCAAGGTAGTGGAGGATATCCTGAAAAACTGTTTATTTCCGATAAACCACATCGGAGATGTGAATGTAATCAAAAATATACACCATGGTATGATGCAAGTAGAATAGTTGATGCATCAGGTTTTGAACCTCTTTTTGAGGGAATGTCATACATTAAAGAAGGTGGTGAATGGACTTCTGATTACGCAAATGAAATGTGGAATTGTACTTATCAATCGGAAATTAATTCGATTATAGGACTCTATTGGGATATAGAAGGTTGGCATAATCAATGTAATTCTCCATATTTAGTTGAACATTATAATGCTAATGAATCTGATACAGGTGAAGCTGGTACAACTTATCAAATTTATCCTGAAGAACCCTTTGATTGCCCACAATATCTATTTTTCGCTAGACAAACACCACAACGTATGCCTATCCCAATAAAAAGAAGTACACTGGCACATAATCATGATACTGATTATTGGAGAAATTGTAATTTTCCTTTTGGTATGAGTGTAGATACTGAAGATTTTTATGAGGGGGAATATAACTCCAAACTAGCTTATTCTGCTATTGCATCCAATATGTTTTCAGCACCAAAGAGTTTGTATGGGCCTCATGATTGGTATAAAACATGTAATTTAAAATGGGGAGTTAAAGAAAATCAATTGTTGTCAGTAATGGCAGGCACAGGTGATCCAGGAGATTTTAATATACGTGATACTACGAATGATAAAATAGATCCTCATAATATGGCTCCTTTTGTATTTCCTTGTAGATTTATATATGAATCTTCCAATCCTACTAGGAATAACAATGTACATAATCACCCAGACTATCCTGATCATATTATTAACAGTGCTGCACCACTTAATGGATATTGGAATCATGCTTATACTCATATTGAGAAACTAGACGGGGAAGATGGTTATTGTGCAAATGGTACATTTAATACGGAACTAGAAACATCACATCATGCTACTATATATAGATCAGTTGCAGCTTTGGTATGTGAGGGTACTGTAGAAAAACCTTTAGTTTTTAAAAGAGGTGGTAAACGCGGTTTATATACATATCCTAGAAATCCAGGAGATGTACCTTCTTTTGAAGATTATACAGACATACCGAGTGAGTGTCAATCCGATAAATATGGTGTATCTGATGGAGAAATTTGGAATAATAATCCTGATGGGTATGAAAATATACCACCATTTATAGGTCAAATGAATCAGGGTGGTCATGGAAGTTGGCAACAAGCAACAGTTGCAATTGAATCCTGGGATGGACTTTCGGGAACTGGAATGTTATTCCATCCAACATTGTATCATAATAATTCTGCTCAATATAATAATGGTTCATCTGAGTTCGAAAGAAATTTAAGTACATTAACTTCACAGATATATTCAAATTTATATGCGGATTATACAGACTTATCAACAAGTAATCCAAGAGACAATGGCTTCCCATGGTACATATTTGATAATTATTGGCCAAATTTAAAGGCATTGGTATTAAAAAATGTTATAATTAAAGATGATGATGATAATGTGGTTACTAATATTAATTTATCCAATATAGATATTGAGAATAATTTTCCTAAGTTAAAATATTTAGATTTATCAAATCCTATTTGTGATGATATATCATATAGTAGTGGTGAGTGTACAAGATACACAGGACCACCACCTAATATACCTCAAAGTGTTAATACCACCGGTGATGGTTTAGAAAATGCAGGAATTTCAGTAGAACATGTTAATAGATTACAAACAGATTTATATGGTAAATTTCAATCCATAAAACAAAATTCAGGTGGTACATGGCCACCGAACGTAAGTGGTATGAATGATTTCCCAACAGAAGAATTGGGTGCAGCTTCAAGTGGACCACCACTGAGTTTCTCGTCAGACACTGGTGTTGATACTAATAATGAATACTTTGGTGCTTGGAAAGTTAATAATAATGATGGTTATTTATTCGAAGATTATGCCACTTATATTAATTTAAGTTATAATAATTTTAATAGTACATTACCTGTTGATTACAATCAAATTACATCAGACGATGGGGTTATAGATGTATCACATAATTTAATACCTGGGGTAGATGAATCTCCCTTTAATGTTCAAAAATTGAATATGTCTAATAATCTTATAAATAATGAATCTATTTCATTTTTAACAAATGAAACAGCTTTATCAACTCACACTCATATTTATTTTAATAATAATATGTTACAAACTGGTGATGTTGAATTTACATTTAACGGAAATTCAATAACACATACTATTGATTTTAGTAATAATCAATTAACATTAGATAGTAGTGACGGTTTGGTTAATATTACTTCTGTAGATGAATCATCATGGGATAGTTTACATTTTCTTTATATGGGTAATAATACCATAAGATATGTAGATGCTGGTTTTAATAGAGAAAATTTACCAAATGTACAAGAGATTACATTTGAATCTAATAATATATATACGATATCTTCAAATTTTTGTGATTTTGTAGAGGGTGTAAACAATTTAAATAATTATAACTTACCATCATTATTGGCTTACAATCAATTATGTGAATGGGATGAATGTTTGGATTATTATTTTGCGATGTATGAAGATTTAAACAGTCCTGATTTTCTTGTATGTGCAACAGGACCACAATTTGAAAATTATGATGATTGTAATGATTTATCTGCATATAATTACACTGGTTCGGTTGGTGATGAATGTTTATTTGCTAAATACAACATTAACTTATATAAACAAAATGATGAT